GGATTATGGCTACATCCGGAAGCAAAGATTTTGAACTTGATGTTGCAGAGTATGTCGAAGAGGCATTTGAACGCTGCGGTCTTGAAGTTCGGACGGGTTACGATTTAAAATCCGCAAAGCGGTCTTTGAACCTATTGCTGGCGGACTGGGCTAACCGTGGTCTAAACCAATGGACAATTAAACAACGCACTATTACGATGATTCCCGGCACCGGTGAATACAACGTAGGCACGGACGTTATTGATATTCTATCTGTTGTTGTCCAGCGTGATGGCACAGACTACTCTCTATTACGTTTGAGCCGCGATGGTTATTTGACTATTCCTAACAAGACCACCCAAGGTCGAGTTAATCAATTCTTCTTAGATCGACAGATTTCTCCTAATTTAAAGCTATGGCCAGTCCCGGATAACAACACCGATGTTGTTTATTATGACGCGTTAACGCGTATGGACGATGCCGACATCTACACAAACACTATGGACGTACCTTTTAGGTTTTATCCTTGTTTAGCCGCAGGTTTAGCTTATTATCTGGCCTTAAAAAGGGCTCCAAATCGTGTTCAGATGCTAAAAGCTATGTATGAAGAAGAGTTTGAAAGGGCCGCAGTAGAGGATAGAGACCGTTCTTCCTTTAACGTTGCGCCCCAGTTTGATTATTACAGGGTAGGCTGATGGGTAAATATGCTTCAGGCAAAGAATCTTACGCGATCTCAGATAGGGACGGTTTCCGCTATCCTTATCGCCTGATGAAAAAAGAATGGAACGGCCTTTTGGTTGGACCAGACGAGTGGGAGGCTAAACAACCTCAGTTGGGTCCTTTTCGTAAAGTGTCTGACCCGGAAGCTTTGCAAAATGCACGTCCGGATCGAGTCGAGCCTTTAGATGTTTACGTGGGAGTGCCTTTAGTGATTGCACCTACTTTACTTCCCGTGCAGGCGTTCACGCAAGTTGGAACAGTGACGGTGACCACATGAGTTTTACATACGCACAGCTAGAAACAGCTATTCAAGACTACACAGAGAACACTGAAACGTCTTTTGTTAGTAATTTGGCTACATTTATTACGCAGGCAGAGGAAAGAATACTTAAAAGTGTTCAGTTAAGCCTTTTCCGCAAGAATGTAAGCGGCAGTGTGGCCAATGCTAATCGGTTTTTGGCTTGTCCTAGTGACTATTTAGCACCTTTTTCTTTATCTTTTGTTGATGCAAGCAGTGATCATGTCTTTTTAGACTTTAAAGACCCTGATTATGTGCAATCCTTTAACCCAGATGCAGCAACTGTTGGTTTACCCCGATATTACGCTGTTTATGACGTAGATAACTTTATTTTAGGACCTACTCCAAATGCAGCGTATAATGTAGAATTACATTACTTTTATAGGCCTGCTAGTTTGACTGCGGGAGCCGCGGGCGGAACAACATGGCTTAGTGAGAATGCTTCGATAGCTTTGTTATACGGTTCTTTGATAGAAGCGTACATATTCATGAAGGGTGAGCCCGACATGATGGCGCTATACGAGAAACGGTTTACTGAAGCGATTTCTGGAATGAAGATGTTTGGTGAGGCTAAAGAAGTAACGGACGAGTACCGTACTGGACAAGTCAGAAGGCCTAAACAATGAATGATTCAGGACTAGGTAAGGTGCCAACTTTCAAAGTGGACGTACACACCACTAATGGAAGGGGCTTTACACCAGAGGAGATTGCGGAGAGGTGTGCTAACAAGATTATAGCCATTTCTGATGACGCAAACCCTGCAATTCGGGCGCAAGCTCACGCTTTTCGAGGAGAGTTACTTAAAACCCTCGTATTTTACATGCGTGAGGCTGTTAAGTCTGATAGAACTACTGTGTATAACGCTTTAACCGACGCAGGCCAAACAGAGCTTGCTAAATATATAAGGAGACTGTGACCATGGCCTTTTCAGGAAACTTCATGTGCACCAGCTTTAAGAAAGAATTGCTGTATGGTGCCCACGATTTCGACGCGTCAAGCGGCGATACATTTAAAATTGCGCTTTATACAAGCTCGGCAACGCTTAATGCTGCGACGACTGCGTATGCGACTACTAACGAAGTTAGTGGTACTAACTACGTGGCAGGCGGCGGGACTTTAACCCCGGTGGACCCTACCTCGTCAGGAACGACAGCTTTGCTGGATTTCGTAGACGAAACGTGGTCTAGCGCCACCATTACGGCTCGGGGAGCGTTGATTTACAACACTACTCCGAATACGACGTCTATCTCTCTATCCAACCCAGCAGTAATTGTTCTGGACTTTGGCGGAGATAAGACATCGACAGCCGGTGACTTTACGGTGGTGTTTCCGACGGCTGATGCAAGTAATGCGATTATTCGGATAGCGTAATGGCTGACGTAACCGTCTACTTTAGAGGCTGGAATTCTGTCAGTCAAAGTTGGGGCGGTGGTCCTTGGGGCCAGAATGAGGCACTTCCGGGATCAGTCGGAGGTGTGGGCACAGTAAGTGTCGTCGCCGAGGCAAATGCCCTCGTCACCGGATTAGCAGCAACCGCCAGTGTTGGTGGAGTTACTGTTACCGCAGATGCAAACGCAAACGTTACAGGTGTAGCGGGAACGGGTGTTGTTGGTGCGGTTACCGTAGATGCCGCCGCTAATGTCCCTGTTACAGGTTTAGCCGCTACGGGAAGTGTTGGCGGAGTTACCGTAGTAGCAACCGCAAACGTTTACCCGATAGGTCTCGCAGCAACAGGCGTAGTTGGTACAACCACCGTCGTTGCCGATGCAAACGTAAGCGTAACCGGGCTTGCAGGCACTGCAAGTGTTGGCGCAGTTACGGTAAAAACTGGACAAACCATTGTAGTTACGGGTGTTCAGGCAATAGGACAAGTTGGTAGCGTCGTCGCAAATGCAGACGCTATCGTTAATGTAATAGGAGTCAATGCAACTGGGGTTGTTGGACAAGTGCTGGTTTATGGAAGTATTGTGCCGGATCAAAATCCGAACTATACTAATATTACACCAAGTCAGAATCCGACGTGGGCGGAGGAAGTGCCAAACCAGAGTGCTAATTGGACAAAAATAGCAGCGTGAGGAATTAAAGATGCCCAGTACATATACAGTTAACCTCGGGATTGAAAAACCGGCAACCGGTGAGCAATCAGGTACATGGGGTGATACAGTCAATGATAACTCTAATATATTAGACGAAGCCATTAACGGGGTCGTTTCGATAACGCTCGCCGCAGCAGGTTCGTCTGGCTCCCCCAATCAAATTGCTATCACCAACGGTGCCTCGTCTACCGGTCGTAATAAATGGATCGAATTTGCCGATGGCGGCGATTTAGGTGCTACGGCGTATGTGGAACTGATTCCAAACGACGCTGAAAAAATATGCTTTATCCGGAACAGCCTTGCTGGCAGCCGGTCTATCCTTCTTTTCCAAGGTACATATAACGCAAGCAACGATCTTGAGATCGCGGCAGGCACTGACGTGGTTGTTAAGTTTAGCGGCACGGGCACAGGCGCGACCGTAGTCAACATCAACGCTAACTTGAAGGTTGACGGAATTGTTGCGACAACTGCTGATATTAATGGCGGCACAGTTGATGCCACCGTTATTGGTGGCGCATCCGCCGCCGCTTTGACCGCTACTACTGTTGTTGCTAACACCAGCGTTAATATCGCAGGTGATGGTGCTACGGTAACCGGGATTAAAGACGAAGATAACATGGCGTCAAACAGCGCCACAAAACTAGCTACTCAGCAGTCTATTAAGGCGTATGTTGATAGCCAAGTCGGGACGGTTGACACTTTAGCCGAGATTTTGACTAACGGTAACACTACCGGATCAAACGACATTGATGTAGATGCCGCTCAAAAAGTACAATTCCGCGATGCGGCTATATACATTAACTCTAGTGTTGACGGACAGCTTGATATTGTAGCTGACACTGAAATTCAGATTGCTGCGACCACGATTGACATTAATGGCGCGATTGTTGCCAGTGGTGACATTTCTGCGGCATCGCTAGATATTTCTGGTGACGTTGATATTGACGGCACTTTGAATGTAGACGCTATCGACATTGACGGCGCGGTCCAGCTTGACGCTACTCTTACCGTAGGTGTTGATGACACGGGTTATGACGTTAAGTTTTACGGTGCAACCGGCGGCGCTTACATGCTCTGGGATCAGTCAGCAGATGACTTGATTCTAGCAGGAGCGGGCGGACTTGTTGTTGCAGGCAACGTAGACTTTAATGGCGATTTAGACGTAGACGGTACAACCAACCTTGATGTCGTTGACATTGATGGTGCTGTGGATATGGCATCTACGCTTACCGTTGCAGGAGTCCTAACAGGTACATCCCTAGACATCTCAGGCGACATAGACGTAGACGGCACGACTAACCTTGATGTCGTGGACATTGATGGCGCTGTGGATATGGCGAGTACGCTTCAGGTTGATGGCGCGACTACCGTAGATGGCATTCTATACCTTAATAACAACGGCAACAGGACTAACGGCGGAAATCTAAGATTAGGTATTTCTACCGACGACACTACAAAATACGTCGCAATAACATCTACTCAATACGATTCAGGAACTGAAACAGAGGGCTATGCTCTAATCTCAGGAACAGCTAGTGATGCAACTGCGAGTTCCGTCGTTATTGGCGGCGGGATTGACGAAATAAATTCGGCTACACAAGTCTCAATCCATACGGCCTCCGCAACAACAAGATCGGGAACATTAAGGCTTAAAGTTGATGTGAATGGAACATTGACGACCTATGGTACCGCAATATTCAACGAATCAGGGGCTGACGCTGACTTCCGCGTTGAGTCTGACGCAGTCACTCATTGTTTATTTGTGGATGGTGGTGCTAATTCTGTGGGTATAGGACAATCTTCCCCAGATTCAAGATTGCACGTAATTGATAACACAAATAGTACGATAATGCCGTTTATTGTTGGTAATGAAAATGTTACTGCCAGCTCAACTAGCCAAGTTGTTCAAATGGGTTTTGGATTAGCTAGAGATAGTGGAACGGTAAAAAACAACGCTGGAACAATCTCAGTTGGTAAAGAACTAGCTTGGACAGGTGCAGACGGTAACATTGATTCGTACATGAGTTTTTCAACCTATCAAAATAATGCGTCTAACGAACGCCTCCGCATAGCCTCTAATGCTAGACAAACGATTAATGGAAGTGCTACAGCTAATGGGCACGGTAATTTTGTAGGTGAAGTGGGTGCCAGCAGTAAAGCATTAATGTTTGAAAATACTGTTGGCGGAGGTGAGACTGGTTCAATAACAACAGGTGCTTCATCTGCGGCCTACAACACATCTTCAGATTATAGATTAAAAGAAAATATAGACTACACATGGGATGCAACAACTAGATTAAAGCAACTCAAGCCAGCAAGGTTTAACTTTATTATTGACGATACAAACACTCTTGTTGATGGTTTTATAGCTCACGAAGCACAAGCCGTTGTACCTGAAGCAGTACATGGAACACACAACGAAGTTGATGCAGACGGCAATGCAGTAATGCAAGGCATAGATCAGTCTAAACTTGTACCACTATTAGTAAAAACAATCCAAGAGCTAGAAGCGAGAATAACAGCTTTAGAAAGCTAAACATTAAAGGAGAAAGAAACATGGCAATCACAAACACTTGGTCAGTGAACAACATGCAACACACGGACGCTGATGGCGGTGTCTTTTTAGTTTATTGGTCTATGGTAGCGCAAAGCGATGGCACTCCGTCCTACAGTGCTTCTGAAGGCGGCAAGCTGCGTTGTGAGTATGACGCTTCAAGCCCGACCTATATCCCATACGCTGATCTAACAGAGAACGAAGTTCTTGGTTGGGTATACGACAGCTTGATCGAAGGCGAAGAAACCGCTGCCGAAGCTAAAGCTCGCGTAGAAGCTGATCGGGATTCAAAGGTACAGAAGCAAATTGATGCGGCTGCAACGACTGAATCTGGGATGCCTTGGGCACCTGCTCCCGCAGAATAATTAACTTAAATAAGGAGACTTATAATGGCTAAAAATGAAAACAAAACCATTACTGTCAATGATGTAGAACACAACATTGAAGACCTAACCGAGCAACAACTTGCGATGGTTAACCACATTGCTGATC